GGAAAAAGTAATTTCTTAGATCAAATATTATTAAACCTAGCAGAGAATGAAAATTGGAAGTTTGCTATATTTAGCCCAGAACATTCAACACCTAATCATATAAGAAGATTATTAGAAAAAAGAGCAAGGAGACCATTTGATATAGGTTTAACTGCTAGGTTAACTCAAGAACAATTAAATAGTGGTATGGAGTTTTTAGATGAGCATTTTAGATTTATTGAAAATACTGAAGAAATACCAAACATTGATTTTATACTTTCAAAAGCTAAAATTGCTAAACAAAGGTTTGGCATTAAAGGTTTAGTTATTGATCCATTTAATCAGATAAGCCCAGACAGAGATTATTCTAAAAGAGAAGATGAACATATAAGGGATATAATTGCTAAGTGTCAGCAGTTTGCTAGAAATCACCAGCTAGTTGTTTGGATGGTAGCACACCCTCATAAGCTACATAGAAATGATAGTGGAGTTATACCACCACCAGACTTATATCAAGTCAGTGGTTCTGCTCATTGGGCTAATATGGCTGATGTTGGATTGGTAGTACATAGAGATTTTGAAAATAATATGACTAGAATTATTACTAGAAAAATTAGAGAGCAAGGTATTTATGGTCATATTGGCGAAACATATTTTAGTTTTAGCAATACAGAAAGAGTGTATGAAGAAATTAAAGAAGAAGATAAAGAACTTTATCAATAGAAAGGGAGTAAAATGAAAATAGAAAATATAGATATAAATAATATTATACCATATGAAGATAACCCAAGAGTACATTCAGATATCCAAATAAAACAAATAGCAAACAGTATAAAAGAATTTGGATTTAATGTTCCTATTTTAATAGATGAAAATAAAAAAATAATTGCAGGACACGGAAGGCTTCAAGCATCTAAGTCACTAAATTTAAAAGAAGTACCTACAATAACAATATTAAATCTAACTGAAGAACAAAAAAAAGCATATATAATTGCTGATAATCAATTAACATTAAATTCTAATTGGAATGAAGATTTATTAAAAAATCAATTAAACTTTTTAACTGATAATAATTTTGATTTAAATTTGCTTGGATTTGAGGATTCACAATTAGATAATTATTTTAAAGAAATTGAAGAAATAGATTTAACTGATGATTTTAAAGAATTTAATGAAGAAATAGAAACAGAACATAAATGTCCAAAATGTGGGTTTCAATGGAGTGGTAATGCTAATTAAAGAAGAATTAAAAATACCATTGATGAAAGATATAACTAAAATTCCTTTTAATGGTTATAATGTTATATCTACATTTTCTGGTGGTGGGGGATCATCTTTAGGTTATAGAATGGCAGGTTATAAAGTTCTATGGATAAATGAATTTATGGAAAAGGCAAGAGATACATATAAATTAAATGCAAGCACGAATACTATAATAAATGGCAAAGATATTAGGGATATTGATTATAAAGATATTTTAAAAGAAATAAATTTAGATGTAGGCGAAATAGATATTTTAGATGGGTCACCACCTTGTGCAAGTTTTAGCACACAAGGAAAAAGGGATAAAGATTGGGGTAAAGTTAAATCATACAGTAAAACAAAACAAAGAACAGATGATCTATTTTTTGAATATATTAGATTAGTTAATACTTTAAGACCAAAAGTATTCATAGCTGAAAATGTAAGTGGTTTAGTAAAAGGTAGGGCAAAAGGTTATTTTTTAGAGATATTAGAAGCATTTAAACAGTGTAATTATAATGTTCAAGTAAAGTTATTAAAGGCTCATTGGCTTAACGTACCTCAAATGAGAGAAAGGGTATTTTTTATAGGTGTAAGAAATGATTTAAATATTATGCCAGAATTTCCAAAGCCTAAAGAAACAATGACAAGAATAAGAGATGTTTTGCCAGTATTAAATGATCATCATGAAGAAAATGAAATATATTGGATTAAAGATGGTACCAGAATGAAAAAATTATGGACCTATACTAAGAAAGGAGCAAATTTCCAAAGGGCAGGTTTAGAATTATATGGGAAAAAAGGTAGTTATTTTGGTCAAGTTAAAGTAAGTCCAGAAAAGCCTTGTAATACAATATTAACAACACCTTTATATCATTGGGATAAATGTAGATTTTTAACTATTCCAGAGATAAAATTATTTTCAACATTTCCAGAGGACTTTCAATTAACAGGTTCTTTTATGGATAGATTTGAAAGAATAGGTAGAGCAGTTCCACCATTTATGATGAAAGAAATATCAGCAGTAATTAGAGATAAGGTTTTATCTAAATGTTAAAACCAAATATTAGAAAAGTATTAACATATATAATTGAAAAAATAAAAGATGAAAATGTGGCTATAGCTTTTTCTGGAGGTATAGATAGTTTAAGCATTTTATATACTTGTATGGACTTAAAAAAGAAAATAACATTATATAGTTTTACATTAGATAATCATGTTTCAACAGATTTTTCATCTGCAAGAAGATTTGCAAAATATTATAATATAAATTTTGTACCTATATTTTTACCAACCGATATTAATACAATAAAAAATGATTTAAGATTTATTAAAACATTAGGTGCTATTAAAAAAACAGATTTTGTTTGTTCTTGGCCAATGTTACATTTGTATAAAAATATAAAAGAAAATATTTTAATTAATGGTTTAGGTGCTGATGGTCATTTTTGTATAAGTAAAAAAGGAATGATTCATTATAAAGATAAAATACAAGAATTTAGGGATGGATTATTTTTAAATGAAAACTATGCACAAAAACTTATAAATATAAAAATGGCTAAATATTATAATAAAACAACAATTATTCCTTATTTAGAAAAACAAATGATTGAAGAATTTAAAGATACAACTTGGGATTCAATAAATAAACCAAGACAAAAACAAGCAACGTTAAATAATTACAAAGATTATTTTAGTAGAATTAAAGTAAGAAACCATATTAACCTACAGCTTGGTGATAGCAAAATAGAAAAAAATTTAGAGCAGTTAATAAATAGTGATTGGAATGTAAATAATTACAAAAGTATTGTTGGCATCTTTAATGACCTTAATAGAGGAATAGTAAAATGAAAATACCTAAAACTTGGACATTTAAAAATGAAGAAGTTGCAAAGAATTTTGATAATCATGTTAGGGAGCAGTTGCCTTGGTATGATTTGGCAACAAAAGCAATAATACATATTGCAAGACATTATATACCACAAGAAGGACTGGTGTATGATTTAGGGGCAAGTACAGGAAATATTGGTAACTCATTAAAAGATATTATGAAAGATAGAGATTGCAAATTTGTTGCTCTTGAAAAAGAAAAAAGCATGATTGATATGTATCAATGTGATTTTGGAGAAATATATGAACAAGATATTAAGAACTATGCTTATAATAATTATGATGTTGGTATTTGTTTCTTAACACTTATGTTTATAGAGCCAAAGTATAGAAGGCAGTTACTAGATACATTATATGATAAATTAAATGTAGGTGGAGCATTAATTATATTTGATAAGCAAGAATCAGATCATGGTTACTTTGGTTTAATAAATTATAGGCTTACATTGGCAGAAAAAGCTAAACATGTTAAATCCTATAAAGATATTATAGATAAAGAATTATCACTACAGGGAATACAAAGACAAATAGATGCTAAATTATTAGAGCCGTACAATCCTAAATTGTTCTTTAAATTTTCAGATTTTGTTGGTTATGTTATTGAAAAATAAGGATTAAATATGTTAAGTGCAGATGGTTTTGAAAAAGCTATTATAGGTGTGCAAGTTAATGGAGAAAAGCCTGTAATAGTTTATGATTTTGAAAAGTGTGTTAAAATAATTATGACTTGGCAAGGAATAGAAGATGAGTTTGAAGCATTAGATTATTTACATTTTAATGTTATAGGCACAAACTTAGGAAATAGATCGCCTATATTTATTAGGCAACACAAAACCATAGCAGAGATAGAGGACTTTGATTATGAAGACGAAGAATAAAAATGCAGTTAAAAAAATAGGAAGACCTGAAATAAAAATTACAGAAGAACTATGTAAGAAAGCAGAAGTATATGCTGCACAGGGTTTAACAATGCCACAAATAGCTTCTGTATTGGGAATGAGTGAAACTACTTTATACGATAAAAAGGGTAAATTTACGGAGTTTTCGGAAGCTATAAAAAGAGGAAAAGATAAAGGAATAGCAACAATTACTAATGCTTTGTTTAATAAAGCTAGACGAGGTGATAATACATCAATGATATTTTACTTAAAGAATCAAGCTGGATGGCAAGATAGGGTAGAAAAAGAAACTATAATTGAACAAAGGCATGTTTTAGATTTA